TAAGCGTGTCTTGGGCGCCTGCATATCCTGCAGACCCCGCAGCCTCAGCTGCACCACCATATTGCGCCTCAATTTCAGTTAAAATTAAGTTCTGAGCCTCAAGAAGACGGCCAGATTCTTGCAAGGTTTTAATTTGTTCTTTCTGCTGATCCGTAAAAACTGTGCCGCTTCTTGCTAGATCAGTAACACGTTTTGCAGGATCTTCTAAGGCTTTTGACAACTGCATCAATGCAGAACGGACGTCTTGCCCTGTAGTTTCCGCCAAATCTGCCGCTGCAGTTGCCACTCGTTCATAGCTGTCAACCCCAATCCTTCTAAAGGAAGTTAACAGAGTAAATCCAGCCGTAAAATCTTCTTCGTCAAACAAAGTTTGTCTGCCAAGGCGATCAGCTGCAGCAGCTAATTGGTCAACCTCAGATTGCGTTTGGCCTAATCTTTTTAAGCCTGCTGCTAATGTTGCCACTTGAGCCTGTCGTTCACCGGCAATGTCTAGGCTGCGGTTCAATAAGTTAGTTGCTCCAACAAGAGCAACTATTGGCCCCAGGGTTGTGCGTAATGCAACACCCATACGTTGTATGTTGCCTGTAGCCGTACCAGCGGCTTTGCCTGTTGACACAAAACGACCGTTTGCATCACGTAATCTGCCGTTTGTTTTATTTACAGTTTGCTCAAGTTTTTTCGTCTCTGTATTTGTTTTTCTTAGCTGATCAACAGCGTTACGCGCATCAACCCTAAGCTCAACGTTGGATACTGCCATAGCCGACCAGCAATGCCCCTATATTACCGCCGCCGCATCTTTGCGCGATTTCTTGCCTTTTCTTCGTGCTCACCCTTGACTTGATAATAAGCCGCAAAATGAACAAGCTCCGCATCCGTCAATTCCGTGCGGAGCCTGCTTACTGTCATCCCTAGTTCGCAGGCCAGAAAAAACTCAAAGTAAAGCCAACTGTCCTGCGTCAGTCGTTTTTTGCTTCTTCCAGCTCAGCATCTCCACCAACACCAAACAGGAATAGCTCAAGCTCGTTCAATACAGACTCAGGCAACTGACGCTGCAACTTGGCTGCATCAGCAGAAGCAAATGCCTTGCTGCCGTCTTCCAGCTCGGCCATCTGGCATAGCATCTGAGTGCTGATATCCAACGCCTCTTGCGTACCAGCAAGACTTTGCGCTTTCTTGCGATCAGCGCGGGTGATCGGCTTGAAATACAGGTCAATGACCGTATCTCCCGCCTCGTTCTTTAGCTCAAATTTACGACGCTGGTTAAGATCAAAAGCCTCAACCAGCAGGTCAACGGTCCGTGACATCAAGAAAAATTGGCTTTGATGCTCAAACTATAGCCTAATTACTCAAGGTTAGAAGTAATCGTGCCGCTGGTGATAAAGCTGCAAGTGACAATGACTAGCTCGCCAACTGTGGAAGTGATTTCCATGTCAGTGATGATGCCAGCAAAGCTCACAGAGTCGCTGCCAGTAGTCGTGCCAGTGGTGAACAACTCAAAAGTTGCGTCTGCAGTATCTGCAGTGGTGACTACATCCTCAATGAAACCGGCTTGACCAGTGGCATCAGGGTCGTAGACCAGTTCAACGGTGCCAGAGCCAGACACCATGCTGCCAACAAAGCTGCGGAAGGTGTCACCATGCTTGCTGGTGTCCAACGTTTCCTTGGTGATTGTCAGGCTCCAACTGCGGGTGCCGACGATTGTGGCGTTACTGGAGCCTGCGGCGTCAAATTGAACAGTGCCCTGTTCACCGCGAAGAGTAGCCATGGTCAGAGTTCCTCGATGAATTCAAAGGTCACACGGACCTGTGTTTGGAAGTAGCCCTCAGGTGATGCGGACACCACTTCAGGGCCAATGGGTGCATCGAAGTAAACCCCCGACACAATAATCCGATTATACAGGTCACGAATGCGCTTGCCTATGGTATAGCTTGCGCCAGCACCAACGCCTTTTGGTGTGAAGATATTGGCAACGATGACACCACTGATCCTGTTATATGAGTTTGATGTTCCGCCGAGACTTAGGTATTCATTCGCCCCAAAATTCAATAGGCATTGCACCCATGATGAATTAGGCGTTGGTGAATAGGATACGTTGTTGAAGACAACCGGAATGGCAGGACTTAATGCAAGCTCTGTGGCAAGCCTAGATTCAATCGTTGAACGTACAGTGTTTAGGTCTGTTGCTGCCATTATCCTTGCCTCTTGATCTTTTCATATTGTGATCGTACATAGGATTGCATTTCTTTGCCGATAAGATCAACCCATCCAGCATCCGCTTGCTTGCTGGAGCCGCCCGCCAGTGGTTCAGCATACGGCAGATTATTGTGGATGCTGTAATAGTTTCCTAGCTTTTCTTGCGAATAATTCATCTTGCGTATTTGCGCTTCTGGTTTTGCGGGCGGATTGGTCAATGAACGATTGGCATTAACTGGTTCTTGCTGTGACCCAGCATCGTAATTGCCTGTTGCATTTTCCCCAACCTGCCAGCTTGCGCGGAATCGACCGGTATCAACAGGACTATTTTGCTTTAACAACGTATCGGTTTGAAGTACCGTCGCACGCAGCAACTGCTCAACCTGTCCTTCCATATAGTCAGCAATTTTCGCCAGCTTGATTTCTCTTGCCATCATCAAGCCCTCAGATAAATTTCGTAGACGATCGCTTGGTTGTCTTGCTCCACCGTTTCAATACGCACGATTTGATGCGTCACACTACTGATCAGCACCTTATCGTCCAGTCCAGGCACTGCAGACAATGCTGATGCTGCAACCGTCAACTTCTTGTCATCACCACGCACAAGGTCATTCACCTCGGCTGCGTTGACGTTTTCCAACACACCTTTGACCGTTTCAGTCGTGATCGTCTCAGTGGCTGTTCCAGTCGTCGGGTTATAGGCTCCAAGACTCACTGATTGAATCGTGATATCACCACCAAACTTGCCGATGGCTTTGTTGGCAACCTTTCGCAGTGAATCAGCAAGTGCCATCAGACTCGGTAGGCGATACAAGCACCATTTTGAAGCGTAATGCTAGTGAAGACACCCACGATGTGAAAGCCAGCAGGCATTGTTTCGCCGTCAAGGCTGTTGCCAGTGTAGTTTTCGCTGACCAACGTATTGATCGTTGTGTTCTCAAAAAAGTCGATGTGCTTGAAGCGGCCAGTATGGGCAGCCGTGTCGGTAATGACTTCTGCGCCAATCGTATAGTCGATGCCAACATCACCTTGACCGAAACCCTTAGCCATGATCAGCTCCGTTGAATTGCGATGTTACCTGGTCCACTTATTCTAAGCCCTGTTAGGTATCGTTCAATGATTGGCGGGATGCGATCAGCACCTACAGCACCGGACTTGTCAGGCGTTACGTTGATCGGGCCGATCTGCACGTTTTTATAGTCCTCCAACCCGCTTAGCCCAATCCCGTCTTTGTTGTTGTTTAGGTACACCGCAAGGATCGCTTGTGCCTTCTGGATTTGATCCGGCACTTCGGTGTCCGTAAAATAATCCGTCGTAATCCTGAACGGGAAGCCGACAGCATAGGTGTTGATGTAGGTATCAGGCTTTCTTACACCAGTGCGGGGCCACTGCATTGCTTGCGTATCAGTTGCCCTTGCACCAAGATAACGCTCACGGTCAAGGCGTTGTGCAGCCGTGTAAAGCGCACGATTCTTCTGGTCATCAGTAGCTGAAGCCCATGCAGTCACATCGCCGTCTTCAACCAAACCATCGATGATGGCATTGGCATCACTCAGCGTCAGGTAACTGTTTGCGCTTGCTCCGCCCGCTGTTGCGTCGATTGTGATTGCCATTTGATGAAGGCTTAGAAGGCTTGGGCTCTGAAACTTCTAAAGAAACAGAGGCCGCTGCCGAAGCAGCAGCCTCACGTTCACGCAATCGTCGGAATGCGTACAGACCCATCAGGATGCTGCAGACTTGATCACCACATAGTTCAGCACAAGTGCTTCACCAGCAGTAGATCCGACGTTGGAAAGGGTCACATCAAAAGACCCAGCAGCAACAGCACTGACACTGGCAATGTAAGTACCAGTGGAAGCGCCAGACTGCACGCAAACTGCAACCACATCAGTGGCAGCAACCTTGTCAGAGGTAACGGTGAAGGAAACTTCAGCGCCACCTGCAAGGGATGCGTCAGCAGTGGTGATCTGACCGCAAGGCTGGTTCAGAGTCACGCCAGTGGATTTGCTGGTTGCTTGGGTAACGGCACCGCCAGAGACGTAACCGATAGCCTTGCCAGCAGACACTTCAAATTGAGAAGCCATGATTAGTTACCTCCTCAGTCCATGTTAGAAGTGTTGGTCACGCGCACGATACCAAGGTTCTTGGTTTCGTACACTTTCGACCAGTTGCCAACTGTTTCCAGTTGTGAACGGGTTGGGTTCACATCAGAAGCAGTCCAACGGCTACCAACAGGGTGATAGCAGTAGTGCAGGTCGATTGACATGGCATCGCTCTTGGCGAGGATGTCACGGTCAGTTTCGGTCTGCATTGCAAGCTGCTCACCAGAGGCAACAGCGCCTTGGGTGAAGAAGTAGGTTGCGTACTCAGTAGAAGAGCCGCTACCTGCAGTCTGCACATCATCCGAAACAATCACACGCAGACCCATAAAGGTCGGCACGCTGACTTGGCCGAATGCGTTCGCGGTAGAACCGGAATCAGCAGCGGTGTCACCAGCACCAGTGTTGTCATAGATGAAGTCGATTGCACGACGCTCAACTAAGTCATAGTAGGTTTTACTATGGACACACATGGCAGTCAACTTTTCACCCTGATCACCCAGCAGAGACTTGGCTTCAGCAACATGACGTGGGGACAGCACAGTTGGAGTGTCGCCGGACTCACCATCAATGGTCAGTGGGAAGAACGCAGCAGAAGAGCTGGTAGAACCCAAAGGACCAAAGACACCAGCCAAGCAGGACAGCAGATCCTTTTGACGCTGGTGGTTGACATAATTAGCAACCTTGGTGCCAATGGCAGCCATCGGGTCACTACCAGCAGCAAGTGCGGCGAGGTCTCTTGCCTCGAAGGCTCGTCCCCGGTGCAAAATTACGCCAGTCTGCCGATCAGTGGTGATCTTGCCGGGAGTCAGTGAAGTGCTGTCAGACAGAACTTCAAAGTCACCGGTCAGGTTTGCTTTGAAATGTGGGATGTTAATAAAATCACCGCCCTCAGTGGCATTCAGCTCCGCCATTGGTTGAACCACACCAGATGCCAAAAAGGCATCAGTTCTGGTGGATTCTTCAATAACGTAGGGCGTGAACACCTCGGGGACGATGATGTCGCTACGGAGAGTAGCCATCGTTGGATACCGAAAAGGGTTTACAGGTTGGGCGTAACCCGATATGGCTCAGCGTAGCTTTGCCGTAGCT